CCACATCCGATACCGAGAAATACGCCGGACATATCAAGATCTTTGGAGCCAGTAACCCAAAGGATCGCACATCGGCATTTGGTCAGCGGTGTGAGCCAAAGGATGGATGGGGTAGCGTAGATTGCGAGGATGACTTTGAGTGGGATAGTCGTGAGGGCTACAAGGTTTTGCGGCTAGATGCGGCGCGATGCGAGAACGTCATTGAGAAGCGTATCGTCTACGCTGGATTGCAGACGTATCAGGGTTTCATGGGGTATATGAGCCGAGGCCGGACAGCGGAAGCAATGACGATGGCAAGGGGATGGTTTCCAGAGGAAGGGCAAGCTATGGGGATCATCGCGCCCAGCATGATGGACAACGCCATCGGCACAGTGCGGTTTATCGGGCCTGTAGTACCCCTAGCGTCCTTCGATTTGGCCTTGGAGGGTAACGACCAAGTAATGTGTTCCTACGGACGATTTGGGCTTTGTGACGGCTGGACACCCATGTCCGGCAAGTTCATTGAATTCAAGAAACCAAGGACAGTTCTCCAGCTCGACTCTCAGATCCCTTTCCCAAAGAAGACTACCTTGGAGCAGACGCAGGCGATCATTAACTTCTGCAAGATCATGAAGATCTCACCTAATTGGCTATGCGTTGATCGAACAGGCAACGGCGCAGGCATTCACGATTCGCTTTGTTCCCTTTTTGGGAACGATGTCATGGGAGTTAATTATAGCTGGGCAGCGAGCGAGACGCACATCCTTGGAGACGACAGCCAGCGTGCTAACGAGCTTTACAATGGCGTAGTAACCGAGCTGATCTTTGGCCTGAGCAAGTACCTAGAGTTTGAGTACCTGAAGATCTCGCCATCGTTCAGGAATGAGGAGCTGACACGGCAAGCGACATCGCGTCGATACAAACAGAAAGGCTTGGGCATGGTGCGAGTCGAGAGTAAGGGAGAATACTGCAAGCGGACTAGGAGCAAGTCGCCGGATGAGTTGGATTCCCTTTCCATGCTGGTATACCTAATGCGGCAGCGAGGAGGTGCTGTAGCGACGATGACTGAGGCCAAGCCTGATCCTAACGCGAACAGGCGCGAGATCCAATCGCTTGTTGACAAGATGGAGTTCGTGGACTTTTCTGAGTAGATGCAAAAAATAAATACACATGAATATCTGGTTAAAAAAACCAAACAGACACACATTCCAGAACATCTCATTAAACGATACGCATCTATCCTTGATTTCCAGAACCGTAACTATATTCCAAGAACTTTAACCGAAATCATAGATGAAGGATATTTGACAAAAATCAATCCAGCTTGGGAGAATGCCAAGTACGAAGAAGGATTATTTGAAAGACAATAACTTTTTATTGCCAAGTGGAGGAATTGGTAGACTCAACTGCCTTTGAAGCAGTTCACTTGTAGGTTCGACCCCTACCTTGGCAGCAACTCATCAGTTAGGCTTACAGGTTCATCATCCGAGGAATCCTCGGTAGTTGATGAGCCATTTGACCCATTTGTGAGCTGTTATTGCCAATCTTTCTGCCGATCTCTAACAGAAGCTATGGTTTGCTATAGGTGACATTATTGCCGATAACAAAAGCTATAACTGACAAAGGCCGGATATATGTAGTGTGAACGCTACACACGCCGAGTGTAGTGTGCTTGCTGAGTTTATCGTTATTGATAATTTGAGCAAGTTTAGGGAGTTTACTTGAGAGGCTGGAACTGAAACGTGACTTCATTTATAGACGCTGAGATAATCACCCGTTTGTTATTCAAAAGTAATAAAAGGTGTTTATTACCAATGGGTTATTTTTTAGGGATCTATTCATCTTGCCGGAAATACTGGTGTCTTTTTCCGCTAGGAATGGGCGGATTCAATAGGAATGATGGTAGCGAATTCAATAATAATCTATCCTTTTGAGAAGGACACCTTGTCAGCGAAGAATTGATCTATATGTCAAAAACTGGGTGTTTTCTGAGATAAGATGATCTATATGTCAACAACTCGCAACCAATGTCGAGTTAAGGCATCTCCAAAAGGATCTTGGTCGTCTTTTGTGGCGACTACGCATCTTATCTGGTGCGTTGCCGGAATCCACAGGCTAAAGAAATACAAAAGATTAAAGCAAATTCCCCCCTGATCCCCCCGTAATGGGAAAGCCTGTCAGAAAAGAAAAGAAACTACTGCTCTCCGGCAATGCTGAAAGCAGGGTGCTTCTTCTCATCTCAATCGGGTAGGACGTTTTGGTTCGTCAAAGCCGAGCTATTGACTTACACGGTACGCATTCGTGCCTAGCCTCAGTCCTAAAGGGAAAACCCTCCGAAGATGGTGACTCATCTAGGGAGGGCTTTTGTAGTCGGGGGAACCGCTGAGAAAGTCTTTGTTCAAACGAGTCACCATTTAGAACAAGGCGAATATGATGTTGACGAGATCATGTGTCAACAATATCTTTTTACCTATACCTCTCTCTGGCAGTTAAAGCAGATTGATCACCTGTAGGTCTGGGAACACTCGGACGCTGTTAAGAAGGGGGCTTGCTGGCGAGCATCACCAGATGACTCCGCGCTGGCGGATAACGGCTAACGCAATCCAGCAATAATTTTACATCTTGTCCCCACACCCTCTCCGGATCGAAAGATTGCGTGATGGGCAAGGACGCAAATCGGGGGAGGCATTGAGGGGGGAAACACGGACGTAGAAGGCTTCACGCCTCGTTCCGAAATCCAAGCGACCTGAACCTCCTCCGACCATTTTCGTAGCGTCACGAAAAAGGTCTTGATCGTCCCATCAAGATTCACATATCTTATCCCCTCACCAAGCCGTCACCAGTAATGGTCGCGGATTGGGGTAAAGGGAAATCGCTCTCCTGCTTCGCGATGAGGCAGGGGAGTTTTCTGTTTATGGGTATAATCTAATTTCTTAACGAATTGTTTAGACTAAGGGCTAATAATCCCCCTATAGGTTAATTTCACCGCACCAACCTAATCAAATGGAATTACACACACCCAAGACAATCGAACATATCGCAATCAAGAAGCTGACCCCTTATGCCAGAAATTCTAGGGTACATAGCGAAATTCAAATATCACAACTTGCGTCTTCAATAAAAGAGTTTGGCTTCACCAACCCTGTCCTAATTGACGATGGCAACGACATCATCGCCGGACACGGCAGGGTACTAGCGGCAACCAAGCTGGGGCTAGACACAGTGCCATGCATTAGGCTGAGTCATTTGACAGAACACCAGCGCAGGGCCTATGTAATCTTGGACAACCAATCAAGCCAGACATCATCGTGGAATTTCGATATGCTTTCGGTCGAACTTGATGAGCTTAATGATGCTAAATATGACATTTCGCTAATTGGCTTCAGTACGGCAGAACTGGCAGAAATCATCGGATCTCCCAACGAAATCGACGTAAATGAGGACGAATCATTGATAAGCGACAAAAAATCTTGTATATGTCCTAAATGCAACTGGGAGTTTCTGCCATAAAATATAACAGGGGTCATGTAAGGGATGACGGAATGATTTTTTGGGCTTATGACTCTGGTAAAGATAAAAAAGCCAGATGGGTTAATAAATCAATGTTCAATGATTTAAAATCAAAATCCATTTTGGCCGCTAAAAAATGGAATAGAGCAAACCCAGAAAAGGCAAGATGTGCGGTTGCAAAATACGACATAAAAAACAGGGAAAAAAGAAAACAATATACTAAAGATAACAGAGAAAGATCATCTAAAAGAGCTTTTGAATGGAAAAAAAACAACAAGCAAAGGAATGACCTAAATGTTAAAAATTGGAAAAAAGAAAACAAAGCATTAATTTCTGCCCAAAAAGCAAGACGAAGAGCAATTGAAAAAAATGGGATTTCAGAAGGTCATTGCCAGCAAATAGAAAACATACTGCATGAAACACGCATTAGATTAAATAAATGTACTGGAGTCGAATGGAACGTTGATCATATTATTCCTCTTGCAATTGGAGGGAAACATCATCATACCAATTTGCAACTATTGCCCAAATACTGGAACTTAAAAAAAAACATGAACCAAAATTATCAACTGCCAAGCTGTTATACTGTTTGTGCAAATCATTCTTAATATGGCGCGTCCAATATTAGGGATCATCCCACCGAATGGCTGGCATTATGTCGAGTCGGATGTGCGTCTTAACGGACACGATTACAACAACCTTCTGAGCGTTGTTGAAAACTATCGTGCCGAGAATCATCTGCCAATCGGTGACGTAGAGGGAGATGTTAATAGTTATATCTGCTCCAACTGGCCTACGTTCTGTCATGGCGTTGACATGGTTACGATCACTAGCGTCAACCCATCGGGCGAGTTGCTTAATGACATCCAAACATGGGCAAAGAATATACAAAACTCCGGCAAGCCTGTCATGTACGTTACGGACGAGCTGGCAGAGGAGAGAGCCAAAACCTGTAGGGGATGTGTAAACAACGTCAACTGGAGAGGCGGATGCTCCTCATGCATTAGTTCAACTGAAAGGCTATGCGCGAGCGTCAGGCAGGCCCGTGACACCGATTCAAGTGCCGTCCTTGGCGGATGTAACGTGATGCGTCATGACAACCGCACAGCCATTTTCCTTGATAAAGAGGAGCTTCAAACAACATCCAATCTGCCAGCCAATTGCTGGCTAAATCTATAATATGGCAAACCTTAAACCGCTACCTCCAAGGATCACCGATGCATTCGCAAACAAAGCTCCACGCATGGTGGACGCACACGATAAACCGCGCATTCTTGAGCTTGATGTGGTTAACCCAGATAATGGAAATCTTGACACGGTAAACAAGGACACGCTTCAGGTTCGCCGGACATTCAAAGACGCAACGCAGGCACACGCTGCGTATCGTCGGCTTAAACAACAGAACGTAGAGCGCAACAAGAAGAACCAACTCATTCAAAAGAAGCTCAACAACGAGCCTCCATACAACGCAAAGAAGCTGGAAAGCATGGGGCAGAACTGGAGAAGCAATCGTCCTACTGGATTCATTAGCACGATGGTCACTCGCATTCAGCCCCCGTTCCGGCAGGTCATTGAGAACGCTGCAACTCTTACCTATGCAACGTATCCTATTGATAGCCTAGACGCAGAGAACAAAACTAAGATTTTCCGAGAGGAGATCACTAAATGTATTCGCGGCTGGAAAGGATTTGATGATCTTGTGGCTCAGGTTGTCCATGAGAATACCACGTTTGGATTTTGCGGGCTTACTTGGGATGACTTGCGTGATTGGAAGCCTGAATTCCTTCGCCAAGATTACACATTCTTTAGCATTGAAACCCCCCAACAGACTGACCAGACACCTATCTGGGCAAGGAAGCGCAGGTATCAAATCGCAGAGCTTCTACCAGTGCTAGAGACTCCTGAGATGTCGGCAGCGGCTGGATGGCACGTTAACAACCTCGTAAAGAGCATCAACTCAGCTATTCCGGCTGGTCGCACCCTTGACGCAGACGATGACGCTCGCAGGTACGAAGACTGGATTCGGGAAGGAAGCTACGGAGCATCTTATGAAAATGACGCAAAATATGTAGAACTAGGCGAGATCTTAGTGAGAGAACCACATGGAAAGATTAGCAGATTCTTGTTCGACGACAAGTCAGGCGAGGAGATCTGCACGCAGGTTGATCGTTATAATACGATGAGCGAGTGCTTGGCATTGTTCTCGGTAGAGATCGGTTCCGGCAATCTCATGTCAAGCCGTGGGGCAGGCCGTGATCTTTACAACACGCACGTTGCGGTCGAAAAGGCACGCAACCTTGTTATTGATAATACCTATCTCAAGGGAATGCTGTTGTTGAAGAAAGGCCCGAACGCAAAAGTCGGCATCGCCCCTCTTACTGTCACGCACCCTGTTTGCTATGTCTCGGAAGGATATGAAGTTATCCCTCAGTCATTGCCAGCAGATGTCTCGGATTTCTTGCAGCTTGATCAATTCATTAGTCAACTAGCTGAAGTTCAGGTCGGCACATTCTTGCCAGCATCTCCAATTGTGGGTCAGTCAAAGAAGACAGCATCTGAAGTCAATCGTGTTGCCGCAATTGAGAATCAACTCCGCGAAGGAATCCTAACTAGGTTCAGCCGACAATTCTCTCAGGCCGTCGAACGTATGCAGCGAGGCATCTGTCACCCTGAGCATATCAAGGCTGCATCAGAGCTGAAAATGAAGCTAGACATAGCACGCCAAGCAGAGCCTAACGCTGTATGGGCAAAGGCAGAAGTTGTTGACGCATTTGATCGTTCTTCCATGCCTCTCCCTGCATTCATGGTTCCATTTGAGATTGCTCCTCACTTAGATGAGGACGCTGTGAGTGCCTGCATCAACATGATGGATCGCAACGTGCCGCCATCTGATATCCTTTTGATGGCCTATAGCCCTGCGAGCCAGCTACTGAACGACACTACGCCACAGGATGGAATGATCTTGGATAACCTGATCATGCGTTACACTGGCAACCCAAGTATCAACCAAGACGAGCTTATTAAGTTGGATTGGAGCAAAAAGCTAGGCGAGAACGTAGCTAACTCAGTCATCCTTCCAAAAGATCAGGTAGAAGCAATAGCTATTGAGGC